GATTGTTAGTGCGATTTCAACTATTCGTTTTCCAGAGGTAAACTTCCCAAACACAATTAGTGTTGATAATTTCCCACCACAAAAGATACCTAATCCCGTAACCAATGTTAAAGCGACTTTGGTTGCCGATGAAACGGGTTTGTTGGGTGGAGGTGGCGATGTTATCCATGAGTTTAGTGAAAACAACATTGCGGCGGGTAATACTTTAGTTTTTGCGACCTATACAGTTCCCGCGGGCAAGATACTAAATGTTGCGGGAGTATACGGTGAAGGAATTGATGATGGTATTTTTATGCTCTATATTGCTGGTTCAAAGGTTTGGCAAGGACGCAACGCATGGACGCAACGCGGAGTTCAAAGTTACCTTGAGTACGACGCCGCCGCTGGTCAAGTAGTGGAGTTTAAGATTAAAAATAACAGGGCTCTAACACGGGCATATTCGGGAGGTTTTTATGGCAGACAAATTGACGCTTAGCCAACAAATTACTTTGATGGAATGGCAAAATAGGGTTCCAACCATGTTGGTAAAAAGACAACAGATTGAAATTGAGCGATTGAAACTACAAGAGAGATTAGATACCTACACAAACTCTATTAAAGATATTGATGAGGCAATCATCGTAGCCAAAAAAGAGTTTGATGATTACAAAGCAAGTCTTAAATTGGAAGGGGGTGAATAGAATATGGCTGATTATGATAGTTCGTTACCCATACGCACAGAAGCCGATGGTGATGTTGGTTCAAGAATTGTTGGTGATACCACTACTAATGTAGCAGAGGTAAACACCGCTAATGAATTGTTAGTCCATGACGCTGATACCCTTACCGCTTTAGGTGATGGTTCAACAATAGTTCAAGTAGTGGACGCCAACTCTGACGCATTAGACATCAACACTGATGGTTCAATCAATGTGAATGTGGTTACTACAAATGCTGGCGACCAAATCCATGTATACGATACCGTAGTTGGTGCCGCCGCAAGTGCCACTCCTGTAAATGTTTTGACTTATACCGTTACCACGGCAAAATCATTACTCTTACAGTATGTTCACGCAAGCGCGTCTGGTAAAGCCAAAGTTATTGTTAAAGCGGGTACACCTTCATCTGAAACTGTCCGTGCGGTATTCTTTATTAGTACCGCCAATGGATTTGGGTTTGCCGAGTTCCCAAACAAGATTGAAGTAGTTGCTGGTGATAATGTTTTGGTTGATATGGCAAACATTGATAAGGGGTCGCAAGATTTATACGCTTACATCAATGGTGTTGAAGTAACCCCGTAAGCAAACCAATACCTGTTGTGGTTGCGGGTAGCATTAAGTTATCCGCACCACACAGATATTATGATAGGATTAAAGTATGGCTGATTTGAATGACGCAACAATGGATGTAACGCTATTTGATGATAATAGTGCTAATCATGCTGACATAAACACCGCACATGAATTATTAGTACGCGACCAAGATGCAATCACTCCACTAACAGGTATTAAAACACAAACAGATAAACTTACTTTTACAGGCACACAACTTCAAGTTATTACTACTCCGTCTGGTGCTTACTCCACATTCAAGAATGAATGGCAAACGGAAGTAGAGGAAGGTGATGGATTTAGTTTCACTACACCAGCAATTACAGTGGGTGGTTCAAGTGAGGTCGATTTTTGTTTAGTAAGAAATCCTGGCACTAATACTTTGAGTATTGAGATACATGTCATAAGTTATCTTTACAGTAAGGGTTCGGGTATGTCGGTGTTAAAAATCTACGACACTCCAACCATCACAACCAATGGTACAAGTGTATCGATAAACAAGATGAAACTTAGTGGTACATCCACATCTGGTGTTTTAGTTACCCACACCCCAACCATAAGTAACCGAGGCAATCTAAGACGGTTTATCGGGGCAAGTTCAACTGGTTCAACCACAACCGAATATGATTTAGGATTGCTAATTCCACCAGGATATACATTTTTATTTACCGTGGTTCCAGCCGCTAACAATGCTGACCACGCAATTTACATGGATTGGGGGGAACATATAGTATGAACCTATACAACTTAACTCTATTCAAAAGTACAACTAATGTTATCGGTGCTCCCGCTGATAATGATGTAAACACCACCGACTTTGTAGCGAATGACAAACCACTAGCCACCAAGGTTGATAGTGTCCAAATCATGAGTACAACATTTCTAATCAACAAGACATACGCACAATTTGAAGCCTTATTGGTAAGCCCGATTACTTGGGCTGATGTGAAATACACCGAGGATGAAAAGAAATATACTTGTTACTTAATCACGGAGTAATCTATGGCGGCAAAATATACAACCCTAGTCGAACAATTCAATCCAACCACCGTAACCACGGCTACATTCCAAACACAACTAGCCACTAGACTTAATGCGGGGTGGGAGTATAAGCAATCAATTTTATTTACATCAACAAAGGCGTTTATCATTTTTGTTAAACAGGTATCGGAATGATTACTGGCAAATTAAGCACCGATAAACTTCAAGCATTACGGGATGATATTGACCGTTATTTAGCAAGCGAGCAACATAAAGATATGCGTATTTATGAAGCACTAGAGGAAAGCATTGGAAACGCGGTTGTTACCGCAATGAAACCATTGGTTGATGAATTAGGGCAATACATCAAAGAAATTACTAAGGACAATAAATCTTAGCGAGTTTGACAATATAGGTCGGTTTGATGTATCTTATTATTAAGAGATAACCTCGTAGCCAATTTTGGGCACGGGGTTTTTTTGTAGCAAAAGGAGGTCTTTATGGCGTGTAAAGGCGGCAAAAAAGGCAAAGGCAAGAAAAAATAATATCTTTTATAGGAGGAAATTATGTATGTTAAGCGAGTAGACCCCGATGAGTATGCACATGAAAAAATGGAAGTTGATAAAATGGCTTCCGATTTTGGAATGAAACCACCCGAAGTTATGCCAGTTGATATGAATTATAGTTTTGTACCCGTTCACCTAACCCAAGAGGATAAAAGTAGTAATGAAAACTTACAAGCCACCCATAAAGAAAATATGGCGCGGTTTGGTTATGAAGTATACGAGGAATAATCTATGGCACAAATGATGGAACCAGGTACCAACAAGATGATGAAAGTCGAGTTGGATGGTCATTTTACTGACGCTCAATCTTATCAATGTGGCGGTTGTATAAAAACAAAAGCCAAAATTGAGGAGGTGGGCAACCAACCTTCACAATCCGACCCATTTCAAGTGGATGTCGAATGTGATTGTGTGGAGGAAGCGGAGTAATCCGTTTCATTAACAACTTTACTTGTGTTGATTTGCGTCGGTTCGTAGCGTAACTACTGGAGCAAATACAGCAAGCGGCTCGCGTTCGTTATACGCTGAATAGGAGGGTCGTATGGCTGATAAGCCTAATGTGGACGAGCAAACCACATCTACTTCACCCGTAGAAAATAATGCTCCTGTTGATACTAGCGCGTCTGATAGCGCACATGAGGGTTCGCAACCTCAAGACGATGATAGTGAAGCAACTGATGGCGGTGGAGCGCAAACGCGCATACGCAAGTTAAGCCGCGATAAGAAAACTCTTATCGATGAACGCAACTATTGGCGCGATGTTGCCACTAGATACGCTCAAACTGACGCTCGCGTAGCACAAAGCACTCAAATACCCGAAACTCCCTCGTATCCCAATGAGGAAGTTGAAAGGGCGTTTAGAACATTAAAAGATAGAGGGATGGTAACAAAAGAGGAGTTAGAAAACTCTCTTTTAAGAGTACAGTGGGATAGAGAACATGACCGCAATGAAAACGAAGTGAACAAACGCGGCACTGGTCTACCCGCTTACGATAGGTTTGAAGTGGAGGAATATGCCCGCAAAAAAGGTATTTCCGACCCAATGACGGCTTATCGCGACCTGTACTTTGATGAAATCTTGGACGCTACCCGCAAGGGAAACATAGCACCACGAAATCAAGTGCCTTCCCAAAAACCAACCAAACCAACTGCTCCCACGCAAGAACCCATTGATGTTGAAGCGTTGAGAGCAAAGTTGAACGGACCCGATGGCAGAGCCTATTATGAGGAATTAGCCAAGGACCCCCGTAAGTTTGATGAAGTTTTACAAGCACTATCTAAATAAGTCCTAATCGTTAGACCCGCCAAACATCATAGAAATCTTATTAAATTATGTTTGGAGGTGAATACCTACAATGGCTACTACATTTACAACCACGACATCGGCTGTCTTTATCCCCGAAGTCTGGTCTATTGAAACATTGCGCTCCGCTGAAAAAGCCTTAGTTATGGCTCCCTTAGTGAAGCGTTATGATAGTTTGGTTAAACAACGCGGCGACACTATTCATGTGCCCCATGTGTCTGACCTTACTGCTAACGATAAAGTACAAACCAGTGAAGTTACGCTACAAACCGTAACCGAAACTGAAACCACGATTGATATCGACAAGTGGAAGGAAGTATCTTTTGAGATTGAGGACATAGTTAAAGTTCAATCCCAATATGATTTGCGAAGTGAATATACCAGTAAGGCTGGTTACGCTATCGCCAAAGCAATCGACACTGACCTTCTCGCTCTGTACGCTTCTCTCGCTACCCCTGATGTTGGCACCTATGGTGTTGATATTGGTGATGGTGAAATTGTTGCCGCTTTACAGGCACTAGATGAAGCAGACGCGCCACTTGAAGATAGGTATTTCATTATCGCCCCTTCACAAAAAGCCGCGATTATGAAATTAGACAAGTTCGTTAAAGCCGATTTCCTCGGTCAATACGACATGCCTACCCCTGTTAAACGGGGTCCTGAAAATCGGTGGTTATGGGGTGATATTTATGGCGTTCCTACTTACTACACCAACCAGGTTCCAACCACGGCTGGTACTCCTCTACAGACCCATAACATCATGTTCCATAAGGAAGCATTTAGTCTTGCGTTACAGGTGCAACCCCGAACCCAATCATCGTATTGGCAAAAGGACCTTGCCTACCTTGTAACAGTGGACACGATTTATGGAGTTTCCGTACTTCGCGACACATTTGGAGTTGAGGTTCGTTCTTAAAAAGTAACGACAAAGGCGGTTGGGGGTAGTTCTTACTACCCCCGACATCCCGCCTTTAACAAGGAAAATCAATGTCTTTAACAGATGAGCAATACAATCGAGGCGGCTACGCGAAGCACAAGGTAAGTCGCGCTTTTGTTGAGGAAGCGCATAGTCGAACAACTGGACCCGATGGAAAAATCTATCGCGGTGAAGTAGGTAGACAATTATTGCGTAAAAAGTTAGAGATACAAAGATATTATGAGCAACATGGAAACTAAAATAGCCGTTGCTTTACCCACTAGGGGATTTATCTTTGCTGATACTTTAATTTCCCTCAAACGAAATGGTTTAACAGACATA